TTACCCATCGGAGCGGGACAGGAGCTTTTCTCTGAATTTGCAGTGGTCACTATATAACCACCTTGCTCTGCCGTGGATGAGTTTGGCTTTGGGGAGATCGCCGGACTTAATCCGGTCGTAAATGAAGGTTTTTCCAAAGCCAGTATCCGCCATGATGAATTTCAGATCAACAAGGCTATCTGGTTGCATCTCATGTTTCATCTTCCACCTCTCGTTACAGCCAAATGCTTACCACGTTCTTCAAGCTCTTCCTGACAGTCAGCGCAGCGCTGGCATCCCGCCACAAGTTCCCGGCGCCGCTCGGGTATCTCTTCCCCGCAGTCGCGGCAGTGAGTAGCCGAGACTGCCGCATGGTTGATGCGCATGTTCTGGATGGTCATTTCCAGCCGGCGCTCTGCCAGCTCGTTGGCCTGATCGATGATTTCTGGCATGTCAGCGCTCCTTTATCTTTCCGTTCAAAATACCGATCTCCACATAGAGATGACTTGGCGTTAACCCAAGCTGCCTTATCAGCGGCATGCATCCGTTGAGGATCGGTCGTGATATCTCGTCGCAACTTAAAGCGGGAGATGACCGCCGTTTTGCCTTAACCTCATCGTTAGCCCTGCGCGCGATGCTTCTGAGCGCATATTTCTTTTCTTCTGGCGTCATGCGACCCCCATATAAGCGCGAATGAAAGCCGCAGCTGCCTGGGCGTTTATGGCGTTGCCGTAGCCCTTCAGGCGGCAGACGCGGTTGCTGCTTGCCACTCTTGCCACCCCGGGCTCGACTCGTGCCAGGCGTGCGGCAGCCCCATCAACCAGCGGGAATGTGCCGGGTTCAACTGGACGCCATTTGCCATCTCGACATAAGAGCCAGTCCGCATCTCGCCAAAAACCGTTAACCTCAAGGGTCCGGTAATCCCCGCGAAGTCCTGCAGACGCTGCTGGGTCTTGCTGCCGTCCTGTCGATACATGTTCATGGCCGCATCCACTGATGGCGATCGAGTGTTGCTCGTTGTCGGTGTTGGCCATCCCGTCATGAACGCCTGGCGCGGCAGCTGGTCCAGTCGCTCTTTCCCGTCCCGCTGCGCCGTCATTCCCGCCGAGTCTTTCCAGTCGCGCGACGTTGGCGTTACCCAGCCCGCCATTCTGGCCGCCCCTCCCAATGTCGATCCCCTGTTCGGCGCATTGGCAGCGGCACCCAGCCCCCTGACCTGGTTGTTGTCGATCGTGGTTGGAGTCGGCCAGCCGGACATCATCGCCGCTGTTTGAATATTCATCCCGCCCTGACGCCCGGATGTTCCCGCGCCGGTCACTGATGACGCTGTCGGCGTTGGCCACCCAGTAGGCCCGCTCTCTGATGTGCGGCGCACCGATGCCCGCTGACGTAAACGGCACAAGCCCGAAGGCGTATCCCAGTCCTTCCAGGTCAGCTTGTACAAGGTCGAACCATGTGTTTGCGTTACCGCTTGCAACCTGTTCGCCAAAGACATGCTGAGGTCTGCGCTCGCTGATGAGATGGAAGAAGTGGGGCCAAAGGTGCCGCTCGTCAGCAAACCCATCTCCTTTGCCTGCCGCGCTGAAAGGCTGGCACGGGCAGGAGCCAGTCCAGACCGGGCGATCATCTGGCCATCCGGCGAGACGGAGGGAATGGGACCAGACGCCGATACCGGAGAAAAAGTGGCACTGGGTAAATCCTCTGAGGTCGTCAGGTGTGACATCTTCAATACTCCGTTCGTCAACTTCGCCCGGGGCGATATGCCCGGCGGCTATGAGGTTACGCAGCCACTGCGCCGCGAATGGGTCGATCTCGTTGTAGTACGCTGCCGCGCTCATGCTGCCTCCGCCTTCACAACGTCGATGGCGCAGCCAGGGATCAGCTCAACGGAAGCGGTGGCGCACTGGTTGCCCCAGTGGCTCCAGCCTGGCGCTGCGCTGCGACTGAACAGCTCAATCCGCGGCACGTCGCCGTAGAGCAGTTCTAGGCGGTGGCGAACTTCCCACGGTTTTTCGCTGTGTGCGCCGAGCGGGCTGTAGACCACCTGCTTAATGCCGGCGTGCTTACGTTCCAGCCCGGCGCCGCGGGTAGCGATCAGCACGTCTTCAGAATTGGCGCGGGTATGGTTGCCACCGTTCATGCGCGTCTCGGCATTCAACAGGTCGAGGAAGTCGTAAAAGTCGGTCACATCTCCATCTGCCAGAGCCTTGGTAATGCGCAGCTCAGCCAACTGATTCAACTTCACCCAGGTGAAGCCCTTCATCGTGCGCACCGTAAAGCCCCAGGCCTCGGCCAGCTCGATCGCCTCCTGGTTGTGGGTGCCGGTGTACCACATCGCAAGCACCGCGTTTTCGGCAGCCAGTTCCCACACTGGCAGACGCTTCAGGTCGATGAGTCGCATCGTCGAGTAGTGGTCCACTGCGGCGCCGTTGCTGATTGTGTTCTCATAAGCCCATGGCGGATCGGCATAAATCAGAGAGTATTTTTCGCTCATGCCATCACCTTCTTACTGTTCATCAGCTCAGCCAGCCGCTGAGCCTTTAATGGATTTTTGATAACGTCGCCGCTTGGGGCGATCCATCCCCGGCGATTGATGGAATAGGGAAGAGTGATACTTCCAACGGTGATTCCGTCGTGGTTAGTTTTCATTTCCACTGTTCCCCGAAGGTGAAACCGATCTCCGACAGCGATTCGTCCATCTTCTCGATGAACTCCGGCACCATTTCGTTGAAGTCGGACATGTATTTGTCGTCGCGCTCAACAACCACGTGATGAATGCCTTCTCGCTTCATGCGAGGGTCATAATTCGCGAAATACCAGGCGTCCTTCCTGGTTACCCACATGCTGAATTGCACCTGGGCCATGTAGGCGGATTTGATAGCCTCGAAGCCGCCAAGCCGGAACTTCATGAAGTCGCGAGAGGTGAAAGGGCATTTCAGCTCAAGGCCGCGGCCATCACTGCACAGGCCGTCTGGTGAGCAGGCGGTGCGCATACCTTCGTCACGGAAAAGGATCGGTGACTCCGTTACCTTCACGTCGGTGGTGAACTCAAACAGGGTTCGAGCGTCGGCCTCATACTGTTTTCCCCAGGCCAGCGCCTTGGCGTTAACTTCCGGCGCCGCGCCGGTGCATACCTCTGCGAGCAGCGTGTGGAAATAAGACATTTTCATGTCAGTCCACTTGGTGCCTGATCTCGGCTTCGAAATGACGTTATGGACTTCCGAGGCGGTGATCACGCCCAGGCGTAAGCGGTGCCAGGATTCATCTCCCTGTTCAACGCGGGTAACGTCAATGCCAGTTCGTTCGAGGATAATTTCTGGTGTCATGCTGCCACCTGCGCTTTTTTCTGGAGGAAGCTAAAGCCTTTCTGCGCTTCTTCTTCGGTGAGTTGTGATGCCTGGAAAATGTCACGCTTGAAGATGTTGCTGCACAGAGGCAGGAAGTCCTGCTCCCAGTCCTTATTCAGGGACGTCAGGAGGTCGGTAATTGCCTGCAACGTTTCCTCACTGGCCACCAGGGGGAGCGCCTCTGTCGTGGTTCGCGGCGTTACGTCACGCGCATCAACTTCCAGTGTTTTACCTTCCATCTCTTCGGCAGTGGGCTGCTGGCCAATTTCAGGCCACGCCTTACGCAGAGCCTGAGCCTCGGCACACTTCGCCAGCTGGCCATAGGGGCGCTTTTTCCACATTGCGTTTGGCGCGGTAGTGTCGCGGCCGGCGGTTGCGTAGTTCTCAACCCAGTATTCTTTCGCGCTGAATTCGACGATCTCCCCGCTGGGCATGCGCTTGCTGACCGTGTACTTGCACCATTGAGGCACGGTCACTTCAATACCGGTAAGCGTCAGAGTGACGTCCGGGCCGAACTCTGGTTCTTTTGCGCCAGCGTAAGAACCGGAGCGATCGGCCTGAATCCGATAAAGCCCGATGCCAGGCATAACCACATCGCGCCACTCGCTTTTTCCCGACTTCGAGTCCTTAACGCTCATTGGCACCAGATGAACGGGCTTAAGAAGCGGATCAAGGTTTCTGGCCCGGCAGTAGTCCAGTGCCATCATCACCGACTCATCCTTGGCGCCAGGGTAAATACTGTTTTTGAGGGCGCTCCAGGTAGCGCCGTCAATGCCTCTCTCAGCAAGAGAGCCGGCTGTAATCACAAGTTCGTTAGCCATTGTTATTCCCCAAAGTTAAAACGGGCAGCCGGTGCGGTGGTCCCAGTCATATTCCGCCTGGGCATAAGCTACTGCCGAGATGAGATCGTTATATGCCTCGCCAGCTGCATCGCTGCGGAGGCCTTCGTATGGGCTTTTGTCCATCGGCACAGAGAAGCGGAACAGGCCTGACGGCTCTTTCGGCAGGGCGTCGATAATTTCCTGCGCCCGATCGTCAATCCACTTTTGCTTCTCTTCGGTTAGCGACTGTTCAGCCCATTTCCTTTCTTCGATAGCGTCGTATGCGCGGTATGCGTTCATAAGCACCTCAGTAACTGATACCGGTATGGGGAATGCGGCCGTCTTTAACCGCTGTAAGCACCTCGATAGCCTGATCCCGAGTAAGGCTGGTATTGGCCAGAAGAGCTTTGACGATTTCAGTGCCTACAGCCTTGCGGTGCTTAACGTCGGCTTCGCGGCGAGCCTGCTCATCGGCTTTACGTTTCTCCTCAGCCAGGCGGGCCTGTTCGCGTTGCTCTGCCTCGCGGCGGATGCGATCGGCTTCTTCCTGAGCTTTGCGGCGCTCCGCTTCGATAGCGGCCTGCTTGTCAGCCTCAGCTTTCTTCTCGGCTGCAATGCGATCTCGCTCTGCCTGCTCAGCTTGTGCTTTCAACACAGCTTCGCGATGCGCCGCTTCTTCACGTTCACGCTGTGCGCGCTGCTCAACTTCTCGGGCTGCTGCGGCGGCTGCCATTCGCTTAATTTCTTCTTCATGGGCAATGCGCTGGCGCTCAGCCTCAGCTGCTTTATCTGCCTGCTCTCGGTCGAAAGCGTCATTCATCAGCATGGCCATTTCGTGGTCAGACTCAATCCGAGCTGCCAGCTGCCGATCGAACTCTTCATTCATGGCCAGTGCTTCGACGTGAAGGGCGTTCATGGCTTCTTCGGCCTTAATGCGTTCCTGCTCAGCCTCCCATTCGGTCAACGGGCGACGCACTTCATCTTTCAGTGCATCGAGACGCTCACGGACAACGCGGCGGCTTTCATCAATCTGCTTTGGCAGCGCCTTCAGCTCAGCGACCAGGGCTTTACCTGCGTTGTCGATGTAGGTTTTAGAGCGCGCGACCTTGTGAGCCATGGATGCGATAGCATCGCGGCCTTTTTTGGTGGTCACGTCCGGCACCAGACTGCGAGCCTCTTTTTCGATCGCTTCGATAAGCGGATCGAGTTGGTCGTTATTGGTGAAAACCGCCATCGCGTTCTTTTTCTCGATGACGACTAAATCCATTATTTCGCTCATGGTTTCCCCTGAAATTTGGTTGTAAGAATCCCGGCACCGTATTGGCTGCCTGATAGCTCAGTTAAATTCGTGCGCTGATATGCGCGGTTAATGCGTCCCAGCTGGTACCAGGTTTGGCAGCAGGTCGCGTGCCTCAAATGCTTTGCGAATGTGGCGCAGGTTGCCTTGAGGCTCGAACCAGAAGGTTTCTTTCAGGTAGTCACGTGAAACCTTCCATGTGGCGCCAGTTTTAGCGTTACGCATCATCACGGCGCGTCCGCTGTTAGGAATTGAGTTAGCCATTGAACACCCCCGTAACGTGCAGAATTTTGATAATCAACGCTGTCCAGATAACTCCGCAGATCAGCAGGCAGTAAATCAGTGAACGAATGCCGTTTCTGCTCATGCTGAACCACCAGGCATCAGGCAGAACGCACTTGCTATCAGTACGCATACGACGATGGCGAATGCGTGTGCCAGAAACTTAAACCACTCGGTTTTATCTTCTTCGCGGATCATCTCTTCACCTTTGCCTTATCGCGGCTAACGGGACGTTTTGACTTCACCCCGGCGTTGCCGGTGTTGTTTGGATGAGATCATAATACTCCCGGTATTATTTTATATCAATACCGCCAGTATTATGATGTTTAATAAAAATACTAAAGGTATGATTTTAAAGTTAATTTATTTTTGTAAAAAGTGCTGTTATGCTCAAAAAAACATCATAAAGGGGTGTTGGCATGTCAAATGAGGATGAGTTTTTCGCAGAAATGCACCCGCAGATAGCGCAGGTCATCGGGATAGTGGTTATGCAACTGCTGGTTGAGAAGCGCGAGCCCTCAAGAGAGGCGCTGATAGAGATGATTCAGGTGTTGTGGCAGGAAGACCAGGTCGATCTGGCTGTGGAGTTGGCGCTGGACGTGCTGATGCTGAGGGAAGAGTAGGGCAGTAAAAACCCGGCGCGGTGGCCGGATCAAAAGTTATGCTGCAGTTTGCAATATTAACCTTGCTGCATGCTCGGCAGTGCTTACAGAAGTGATTGATACATCGTAGGTGTTAGCCAAGTCCTGTAAAGAAAGGTACGCACTATTTATTGATGCTATGTGCCTATCATTGTATGCAGGGCTATCATCTTCCGGTTTGTAGATAATCATTTGATGAGTTTCTCTTGGAAAAATATCGCCTTGCCTTTTTATCATTGATAAGTCAGATATTTTTGCTTTTCCATCCTTAACCTGCTCATTCAAGTTGTGGGGTAACAGTTTTCCGGTGTTGATAGCTGCATGATCGCTTAGATAGAAAATTTTAGCCGGTCTGTGTCCATCACTAAAGGTGAAGCTTCTATTGAAAAAAATATCCCTGCGTCCGTCAGCGCTGATAACCGCATCAAAGATTTGAATTGGCCACCTGTCTTTAGTTCTTGATTGCTTAGCTGGCAACCCATCGGAATCTTCTTCAGCCTCAAGGAGTGATGACAAACTCGATGACAATGATACCGCTTGGCGGAGTATGCCAACAGGGCTTGATGACGCAGCATTCCTTACGGCGCTTATAGTGACGCCTGTAACTGGAGGATGCCATGATACGAAATCCCCCTTAGCAGCCAGATGCAACTTCAAACTCGACAAAATCAGATCAACCACATTGATAAATGCTGGTGCTTTGAAGCCATACATAGCTTCTATAACTTCTTTTCTGATTGCCGGCTTAACTAAAATTTCACCAGATGATGTTATCGTGGCAACTGCTACCGTGAGCCGCTCTCCTGAGCCGATCATTGGTTCAAGATAAACAGATGCCCAGCGCCCTGATGTTGCAGGCATAGCAGGAGCTGACTTAAGAAGCTGATCAAGATTTAGCATCGTATATCATCTGTGTTTGTTGGGGCTTGATTTGATCATAAAGAATGTCTCCTAGTAACTCAATTCTAGATGAAAGGAAAGACATTATTTGATTTTTCTCTTTACCTTGAACTGTTTCGGATATCTCTCCATCTAATAGCGTTAGGGTGTTACTCTTGCAAGACATGGTCCAAGCTCTCGCCTCATTTGCCATCATCTGAACGGCTATATCATTACTTCTATCGAGTATGTAAGTTGCTACCTGCAGCAATTGATTGGAGTAATAATCTATCCCGAAAAGGTCAGGGGCAAGACCTTGGGGAATTGCCGATTCATGGTCTATCAGGAAGAAACCATCACCATTGAAAAGCAAATTTCCGTTGTGACGGTCATCCATCGCAATCCACTCATCAAAATAGCTAGCTTTTTTCAATAACGGCCATGATGCCAAAGCATCAGAAACGGCCTGATCTGAAGAGTTAGAAACATACTTCATGAAACTCGGATAGGTAGCATCAACACTACCAAAAAATGCTTTGTTTGAGCTGTCAAACAGTAGTACTGGCTCGGGTATAGGCAGGGATAGAGCTCTTCCCAAGGCTGCGCAGGTTATTTCTATAGAAATGCTCCTGGAAGAAATTTCTTTTGCAAAAACAACAATCTCTTCTGGTTCGCTATTTTCTTTTATCAAAAGAGCAACGCCCTTTATCGGGTGATGTTGCCCTTCGTCAATTGCAATGCCGCCAGGTAGTAACCTTCCTATTCTGATCACATTTAAGCCTCTAAGTTATTGCTATCTTCTCATCACCCAAACACCTTGTCAGTCCACTACCGACTACCCATGCTTCCTGTACGTCCGCGGCATGCTGCTGATCACACAAGTCTCAACTTAGTTTCTACAGCCACACCAATGATCCGGCAATTCCCATTGATGGGAACCAATGGCCATTGAGGGTTTAAGCCCTTCAGGTACTTCTGGCCCCCATCAATAATCAGCTTTTTGAATGTCGCTTCGTTTGATTCGGATAGCTTTGCGATCACAAGGCTGCCATTTACTGGCTCTCGGCCGGTATCAAACAAAACGTAGGTACCCTCTGGTATGCTGAGCCCGACCGGGGCAGTCATGGATTCCCCCTCGACCAACAACCAGAACGCATCCCCCTGGATGTGAGCGTCTGATTCTAGCCATAGATCGATATCTTTAAGTGCATACGGCTCGCACGCTTCCGACCAATGCCCAGCCTGAATCTTGCTTAATACAGGGTATTTAATGCCTGGGGTGTACTGGCCTGCATACTTGGCATTCGATGTAGCGGAAGCACTCATTGCAGATATTTCTTTCGCAAGGCTGGGGCTAAAATCAGAGACATCCACCTGGAGGGCTCTGGCAAAAACAGCAGCCACGGCAGCATTAAGGGCATTCCTGCCATTCAAGTAATGCCCAACGCCCCCCTGAGATATGTCTAGCATGTCAGCTATTGATTGCTGTGTTATCCCAAGCTCTTTTTTCTTGGCTTCATAGAGGGCTTTCAGCCTTTCTGCGTCAGCGATCTGAGCCGATGTCAGTGTCTTTTTCTTTTCCATTTTCAAATAGTAATACCAATGTTCTTATTTTAAAAATACTAGCGGTATTGCAATGTTTAATACTTGTGGTATTGTTTGCTCATGAGTTGATAGGAGCTAACCACATGAAAATTTCTTTAGCTGAATACGTTGACGAAGTTGGACAGGCAAGAGCTGCTGATGCCATCGGCGTTCACCAGACCGCAATTAGTAAAGCTATCCGGGTAGGGCGGAAGATTTTCGTTAACACCCTGCCTGATGGAAAAATTAAGGCTGAGGAGATCAAGCCTTTCCCACATAACAGAAATCCTGATTAAACAAAGCTGAATTGAGCAGTCAGCGGGTTCTGACTGAGTAATTCAGCCATTCCAAACACCACCAGAGGAAGTATCACAAATGGAGAGTTCAACGACACGCAACAAAGTGGAGGCTCGCAGGATAGAAAGCTGGTTACACAGCCAGATAGCTGAACTGGGAACCACGAATATCGCCAAAGTGGCCGGAGTGAATAAGTCGACGGTGAGTCGCTGGCGGGAAAGTCTGCTGCCGAACATGTCGCTACTGCTGGCCATCCTGATTTCTAACAGGCCGGGAGAGAAAGGTGATTTTGAAGCATGAGTGGAAACAGAAGGGCGAAAGCCGCAGTGCGGGAACACTAACGGCTTTCTACGCGAATTAACTGAACAAATTCACAGGAGTAATTATGGCAAATACTGCCGAAGTAATCAATTTCCCTGTGCCGGAAAAGGTACAGCAGGAGAGTCGCATGGCTGATCTGGACAATGGCTATCTGCGCCTTGCTAACCAGATTCAGGACGCCTTGTGTGTAGTGGAGCTTTCGGGGCGCGAATTTCGCGTGCTGAATGCAATTGTTCGCCTGACGTATGGCTGGTCGAAAAAAGAAGACCGGATCGCTAACAGCCTCATCGCTGACAAAACCATGCTGGCGGTTAAGCACGTTTCTGAAGCGGTTCTCAGCCTTGCTTATCGCAACATCATCAAGGTTCGCAGGATTGGGCAAACACGATACATCGGGATCAACACCTGTCTGGATGCATGGGCTTATACCAAACCGAAATGCCCTAAATGTCCGGTGAGTTTTCCGGTCGCTGAAGTTGAAACGCAGGTTATCACCATCCCTGAAATTAGGGATAGCAGAATAGCCGCGCCAACCATCCCTGAAAACAGGGATAACCATCCCCAAAAACAGGGAAAGGTATCCCCGGAAACAGGGAACACCAAAGACATTCTTTCAAAGACAAATATAAAAACAGATCTAACCCCTATAGTCCCCGCTGGGGACGAGTGTGGAAAACCAGATCCCGATCCGGTTATTCAGGAGCAGCCGAAGACCGACCCTGTAAGACTGGTTTTCACCCACTGGCAGAAAGAACATGACCACCCGTCAGCAAAACTCGACGACAAACGCCGCAAGCGCATCAAGGCGCGACTGGCGGAAGGCTTCACTGTGGACGAGCTGTGCCGGGCCATAACTGGCGCAAAAGGCGATCCGTGGCTTATGGGAAAGAACCCTTCCAGAAAGCGCTATGACGGCATTGAGACGCTCCTGCGAGACGCTGCTCAGGTCGAAAAACTTCGTGATATGGCCGGCGATGCTCACGCAATGGCAATTTCTCAGGGCCAGTACTCAGCCACAACGGCTCGCAACCTTGAAACCCTCCAGCGCTGGGCTGGCGGCACTGATTCAGGAGAACTTTTCTGATGAACGATTCTGAAAAACCAAAGTTCGCCCAGTCCATGGCAGCGATCGGCGAGATTTACGGAAAGGATATATCCGAGGTGATGGTGGGTATTTACTGGAATGCCCTCAAGCCTTACCCGGTTGAAGATGTGATGCGCTCCTTCCGGGGGCATACCCGCGATACCGACAACGGCCAGTTTTTCCCTAAGCCTGCGGATCTTCTTCGTCACATCGAAGGCAACAAAGATGGCAAAGCGCTGATGGCCTGGTCGAAAGCATACAGGGCAATCTGCAGTTATGGGCGCCGCAACAGCGTTGTGTTTGATGATCCGATCATCCATGCGGTCATTGCCGATATGGGTGGGTGGATTGAATTTGCCGGGATGAGCGAAGAGGAATTGCCGTTCCGTTCCCGCGAGTTCGAAAAGCGTTACCGCTCTTACCTGATAACCGGCGTCAGCAAGTGCGAAACGGTGATGATCGGCATGGATGATGCGCAGAACATGCGCGCGGGATTCCAGCGCGAACCAATGCCATTTCTGATTGGCGAGAAGGACAAGGCCAAGCTCATTCGCAACGGACAGGCGCTTCTTGAGAACAGGTGGCAATGATGACAGGCAAAGACGTAATTCTGAACTACCTGAAAACGCATAAAACCTGCAGCTCTCCAGATGTCGCCGCGGCTTCAGGAATGACGCATACCTGCATCAACCAGGCTGCAAATATCCTGGCAAAGCAGGGGGTGCTGGTAGCGGAAGCTCGGGTGTGGCGTACGGTTTACTACCGGTTGGCCACTGAAGAAGAAATTTCAGGCAGGAAGAGCACCAATCAGATTTTTAACGAGTGTCGGCAAAGCCCAGCGATGAAACGGGTACTGGCTGTTTACGGGAGAACATCAGCATGACTATCACATTACAGGCACTAAACGAGCTCATCGCCTCCCTTGAGAGCGCAGGCGAGCCGTCGATCAGAGAACAGAAGTTCCTGAAGCTGGCGAAAGAGTTCCGCATTTGCAGCGCTTCACTGGATGCCGCCATAAAAACCGGGAATATGCTGGCAGACCCAAATGCTCAGCTGGCTGCGGAGAATGTGGCGCTGAAGAATTTCTGCAAAAACGCTGCATTTGATGCCGACTATGAAGCCGAACTTGGCATGGAAAGGGGCGGGTTTACTGACGCTCTCAACAATATCGAAACCCCCGCCACCGATCGCATCATGGCCGAAGCCGAGGCGCGCGGAGTTGAGAAGGCCATCGCTCACCTGGATAAAAAGTTCAGCAATATCGGCGTGCAGATCATGAATTTGCAGTGGCTGGCAGACTCGCTGCGCGAGGGGGCCGGGAAATGAGCATCGCCACTTACCTCAATACCGGTTTAGCCATTCTGGGATGGGCATACATCATGGTTAAAACAGGCCAGTGGATTACCAAAAATGCTCTGAGGCAGTGGGACAAGCGTCGTAAGGAATCTCGCCGCCAGAAAGCTGTGAATGAGTTTTATGACGCCTTTGAGCTTAACAGCCTGGAACCTGGCTCTACCGTTCGCCTGGCCACTAAAGGCGACCTGACAATCATGATGTTCCGCAGCGAGGGAAAGGCCAATGACTGATATCACCGAACTGGCGCAGAGCCTGAAAGCGGCAGCGATCGATGCCAAAGAGCTCGCCATTATCGCCCGGTATTCGAAAGGCCGTGCGGCGGCGGAGAAATTTTACGCCCTGGCTAACCCAAACAATGTCATCGCGCTGGTAGAGGCGCTGGAGAAGGCGCAGGAGACGATTGCATTTCAGCAAGGAGAAATTAAAGCGCTTTTGTCGTCATTGGAGTCCCGCACCGTGAAGCTGCCGAAGCCTATTAGCGTTTTGCATCGCCGAGAGTTCACTGCGGCGCACTGCGCAATATACGCATACCCCGAGGCAGAAGTTAACGCGGCGCTGGCCGCCGCTGGCATCAAGGTGGAGGCTGAGTGATGGCAGAGAAAACAGCTTTAGAGCGCCTGCGCAAGATAAACGCAGAAAACCAGCGCCGGGTATTCGTCAGCGTCGGCACACTCAAAGCGGCGCGCAGCGAAATACAGGCCCACATCAAAGTGAATGGCAAAGGCATCATGACTGATATCGTCCTTGACCAGCTGAATAAGGCGATTGGCGATGGAGAATAAAACAATGACCAAATCAACCATAACCAGAGAGCAGTTACTCGAAATTATTGAAACCGATCACGTGCAGTGCGGTGAGGCATCTTATCTAGCCCGCATGGCGCTGGCCGCAATGGACAGCGAGCCGGTTGGCATTGTCCGATATGTCGGTGCTGGGGAGAGGAAAAGCATTCACGTCTCACTTTATCAGCAGTTACCAGAAGGTGTCGAAATATTCGCTGCCCCGCAGCCAGCTCCGGTGGTGCCGTCAGCTATTGAGCCTGATTATGAAGTCATCAAAGGCATTCTGCCGACTTCAAATCCAGATGAATATGCGTGCTGCATCGCGGCTGATATGTGGAACGCCTGCCGCGCCGCCATGCTCAGCGGAGGTAAGTCATGAAATTCGAAGAATGGTTAGCACAACAGGATGGGGTTATTGAGGTAGATTGCGGCTGTGTTACCACAGAAGCTTTTTATCACTGGTTACGTGTGGCTTATGAGGCTGGCAACTCTCTGGCGCAATCCGATTGCTGTCCGGTGCAAGACGGCAATTCTCCGGCAATTCCTAATGGTTACGTGATGGTGCCAATCAGGCTAACTGCTGAGAACGGCGCTAAGGGGGCGCTATCGGGTGAGTTTTCAGAAACCAAGTTCGTAAACTGCCCGGAATGCTTTGGTGATGATGAATGTGAAACCTGTGATGGCAGCGGGAGAATTGAAATTACGGTACCTGTCACCTGGACGACTATCAAAGAAATCTGGGCTAAAGGCGTTGAGCATTTCTCAGCCACACCAAGAGAAGTGAAAAGTGAATAAGGTCGAACTGCTTGATAAGATATCGGCGCTCGCTACTGATATGCCACACACTGGCCTGTGAGCTTGATATTGGTGATGAGCGAACAGAAATGTTCGAAATCTACAGCGTGCTACACAACCTCGGTCGCCGCGGGTACGCCTGCCGGGTAGGGCGGAGAATGAATCCATTGCTCGCATCCTGCGATGATGACGAGGATGAGGAAGATGACGATTGGGACGAGGATGAATACTGATGCCTAAATCCCCCGCCGAACGCAAAGCCGCGCAGGAGGTAAAGATCTGTTTGGCTGGAAGTGAGGGCGTGGTAATGTGTTTACCTATTCTTCATTTGCTTAGGTGGCGTGAAAATGCTGTATACAGTGACGTTCAATGAGACAGAGCGGAAGGAAGATATTGAACTTAGCGCGGATGTCAGGGCGGGTGATTTGCTGTCATTAACGCTCGATGGCGTGAAAGATGACTACACGGTGATGACAGTAGGCGGTCCTATCATTGGCAATACCTGTGTCCCATCAATAATCCGGGTAAAAAAAGCTCAGAAATAATAATGTATAATCCCCTCCACAGCAGAGGGGATTTTTATGACAAACAAAAAAATGACACCTGCCGAAAAGCTCAAAGCTTCGCGGAAGCGGTATAAAAAAATCTGGCTTCAACTGGATATCGCTAACGCCAAGCGATTTGGCGAGAAAGAAGTGCTTTCCGTTGACACCTACAGATCGCCCTATGAAACGCGCAAGAAAAGAGGGAGGACAGCAGATTGACAACATCATCCTGGAACATAGCAGCCAAATCGAAAGACGAGCAGGACAAAGTCAACGTTGACCTCGCCGCGTCCGGCGTCGCTTACAAAGAGCGCCTGAACATGCCGGTTGTCGCCGAAGTGGTGGCCAGAGAGCAGCCTGAACACCTACGCGAGTATTTCATGGAACGTGTCCGCTACTATCGTGAGCAGAGCATCCAGTTACCACGCGCATCCGAACCGCGCTATCTGGAAATGGCAGAGCAGAACTCTAAGAAGTGATTAAACAAGGAGAAAAGAATGGTTCAGGTCTTACTTATTGGCGGCAATCGTGACGGTGAAATAGAAGAGAGAGAGTTCCAGCGTGATGGTGTTATTGTGGATTACACCCCCACCATTGTGAGTTCTCGCTCCCCGCACACAGAAGTGCGCAGTGCTCCTCGATACATAATGGATTCAATGAGGATTGATGGGGAATACTATGCTTTTGCAAGTTGTAAAAGCATTGAAGGGTCTGAGATAGAGCGCTTAATAAAGGCATCAAAGCTGAAACCAATGTAATTCAATCATCGACCGCACATAACCCGCTTACTGCGGGTTTTTATCTCCTATGCTCATTTTGCTTTTATCCCCGTAACGGGCGATAATTACCTGGTCAGTCTGGACAACTGACAACTTTACCCCGGCGCCAAGTGGGGACACATGGCGCACAAAACCTTACAGCAATCCCTGTCACCGATGGCGAAAGCCACCGGCGATTTTCTGCATTCAGCGTTTGGCCTCTGCAGAGGTGAAGCGTGAAGCAACAATTCTGCCTTATCAACGACCACGTTAAGCATAACGTCGTCAGATTCATCCAGTCTCTGCCCGTCGACCACCGATCGCCGCTGATTATCGAGGCGCGCGAAGAAAGCCGCACCGACAAACAGAATCGTCTCATGTGGCCACTTTTGAAAGACCTGAGCGATCAGGTGATCTGGCACGGTGAAAAGCTGGAGCCGGCGGAGTGGAAAGACCTCATCACCGTACTGGTCAGCCAGATGCAAAACCCGGAGCGTGAGCAGAAATCCGCCCCGGGCATCAACGGCGGCCGCGTCTACTTTGGCGTTCGCACCTCTCAATCCAGCAAGCGCTACATGGTCGAGGTGATCGAGGCGATCTACTGGTTCGGCACCGAGCACAATGTGAAGTTCAGCGAGAAGTCCAGCAGTCGGATTGCATGGGCCCAGGAATGGAGGGCTTCGCATGCACAGTCTGCTCGCTAAGGTCATGGATCGCGGCATCTTCCGCGTGCCGGCGCGCCGCAAGCGCAAGGTAGAAGTTAAGCCTTCCGACATCCCGACATTTCACTATACGGCTCACCTGGCGGATGTCCGCTGGCTGCGCCGTGCTGCCAGAAGGAAAATCGCATGAGCCTTTACCGAAGCATTAATGGAGCTATCTGGCGCAACATCTGGGTTGTTGGCGATCTGCATGGGTGCCATACGCTGCTGATGAACGAGCTGGAAAGGGTCCGTTTTGACCCGTTGTGTGACCTACTGATCTCAGTAGGTGACCTTATCGATCGCGGTGCGGAAAACGTCGAATGCCTTGAGCTAATCGCAATGCCCTGGTTTATGGCTGTAAGAGGGAACCATGAGCAGATGATGCTCGACGGACTATCCTCTTCCGGGAACGTGAATCACTGGCTCGCTAACGGTGGCGGATGGTTCTTTAACCTTGACTACGACAAAGAACGCCTGGCTATCGCGTTGGCCCATTTGGTTGCTGGTTTGCCACTCATCATCGAGGTAATGACCGAGGGTAAGAGGGTGGTGGTCTGCCATGCTGATTACCCTCATAACGAATATGCATATGGCAGGCCCGTCGATGCAGAACAGGTGATCTGGAATCGTGAGCGAGTGAGCGCAGCTCAGGATGGGATAGTGAATGAAATATCCGGTGCAGACCTGTTTATTTTTGGGCATACCCCGGCACATCAGCCAAGCCAGTACGCCAATCAGATGTATATCGATACCGGTGCTGTATTCTGCGGCCGCCTGACCTTGGTGCAGATCCAGGGTGGTGCGCATGCGTAAACCAGCGCGTCGTAAATGCGCCCACTGCCGCGAATGGTTCCATCCTGCCCGGGAAGGGCAGGTGGTATGCAGTTTTGAATGCGCCAGCGAGATCGGCAAAAAACAGATAGCAAAAGCCAGGGAGGCAGCGAAGGCCAGAGCGGTGAAGCGCCAGCGTGAATCCGAGAAGGAGGGGCGTCAGCGCCGTAAAGCAAGATTGGCTGAGCTCAGAACTAACGGTTACTACAAAGCCCAGGCTCAGAAGGCGTTCAACGCCTACATCCGCGCTCGTGATGCTGCTTTGCCATGCATCAGTTGCGGCGAGACCAACCCGCCTGATCTGCATGGCGGCCAGTGGGACTGCGGCCACTTCAAAACGGTCGGCGCTTACCCTGAGTTGCGTTTTGAAGAGCGCAATGCTCATAAGCAGTGCAAATCGTGCAATGCCGGGGCCGGTAAGTACACCGCCAAAGAGTCGACGGTTGCTCAGCAATACGAAGCTGGCCTGGTCGCTCGTTACGGACAGGAGTATGTCGACTGGCTTAACGGACCCCACGAAATGACCAACTACCGCCGGGAAGACTTTATTCGTATCCGCGATGAGTACCGCGCCAAGCTCAAAGCACTGAAACAGCGGGAGGCCGCATGAACCACGACGTTATCGAACGCATCCGCGACCGCTGGCAAAAGCTCCGCCTCCTGCGTAGCCGCGGAACCGTACTGGTTGACTATCGCATACTGAGAAATTTCGTTCGCATCTATCAGACCCCGGGAGAGACAGCATGAAACTGGAATTAACCAACGAACAGCACCAGTGGATAGATCAGTGGCTCCAACTTTGGGGCGCGTGGTGCCAGACAGGGAAGATAGACAAGGCGATGATAAATATGATTGCCAAATTCATGGCCACGGTTGAGCCGCAAGCACCATCAAGGCCTGTATGCAGCGATGATGATGGGTTGCTGATTGATGCCGTAATCCGACATTACCTGAAAAACGTAGATGAGAACGCATGGAAGGTGATTTTTGCCTATTACGTCTGTAACTCAAGCGAGATAAGGATCGCTTCATGGCAGCATGCTGTGAGCAAACCTCGCCTGATGAAGACCCGCGCCGGAAACCAGTATAAGCACCCGAGCATTTCAACCATCCGCCGGGAAGTTAAGCAGATTATCAACGCGGCGCTCTTCTGCCTGTACCAGCCGCTGCAAAATGCGTTTAACGATCGCGAAAGCGTGAGGAAAATTGCAAAAAATAGTCATAACGTGCTTGCATTTCAATGAACAAATGAGCAATATATTTAGTGTAGGTTGCCGTATTTGCGTTTGACCTATCAGAACACCGAGCCTCGCCATCGTGCGGGGCTTTTTTATGCCTGTGATCCGGTCAGGACTCTTGGGTAGAGACGTGCTGCACGACACGTCGACACCCGCCGCGCAAGAGCCCTGAACCAGATTGTTCGCATAGCTTAACAAGGTTAAAGCACCCGACTCATAATCGGATGATTTCAGGTTCGAACCCTGATGCGAGCACCAATTCAGCGCCATTAGCTCAACCGGAGAGAGCAATAGCCTTCTAAGCTATCGGTTTCAGGTTCGAGTCCTGAATGGTGCACCAGATAATGGCCTGACCTGATGACGGGCTCATAATCCAATCCATCGGGGCGTTGTTGCCGCAACGCAACAGGCCACCATATCCCTCTACCTTGGGACTATTACGGCTACCGCGCCGTCGCTTTTACCCTTGGTATTTCTTCCCGCCTTGAGCGGGTTTTTTATTTTCAGGGTCGCGGGAATCACCCTCGACGCTTTGTTGGTAAATCAGCCCGACGGCCCTGAACCTTTTACTGACTACAGATAGCACCCCGAACATTATCGGAGGTGGAGACTATGAAAATGCCTGACAAAATCTTTTCGGCGGCCTCGTACTGCTCGTCAGGCGGCCTGATATGTACCGGGCTGGCAAGGTCCTATGACTGGTTTCATGGCCTTGACTGGAATTTTATTGCCCTGGCCAGTGGCGTGATAATCGGTGTAGCGACTTACCTGACCAATCTCTACTTTAAGCGCCGCTGGACAAAGATGTATCAGCAGTCCCTCGATCGTGGTTATGGTGGCCCGCCACCGCAGGATGAATAGCGATGGCTAACCTGAAAACAAAACTCAGCGCGGCCATGCTGGCGCTTATCGCCGCTGGCGCATCAGCTCCCGTTCTCATGGATCAGTTTCTGAATGAGAAAGAGGGCAATAGCCTCACGTCATACCGCGATGGCGCCGGCATATGGACGATATGTCGTGGAGCTACCCGGGTAGATGGAAGACCTGTAACCCAGGGAATGAAGTTAACCCAGGCCAAATGCGATCAGGTGAATGCCGTCGAGCGCAATAAGGCGCTGGCATGGGTAGATCAGAATGTGCGGGTTCATCTGACGCCTCCTCAGAAGGTCGGAATTGCCAGTTTCTGCCCTTATAACATCGGGCCAGGTAAATGCTTTCCTTCCACTTTCTACCGCAAGCTGAATGCCGGTGACCGGAAAGGCGCCTGCGCTGAAATTCGCAGGTGGATTTTTGATGGCGGAAAAGATTGCCGCGTGCGTTCCAACAATTGTTACGGCCAGGTTTCTCGCCGTGATCAGGAAAGCGCACTGGCATGTTGGGGGATAGATGAATGAGCCGCACAATAGCAGTTTTTGGCATCGCCATAATTAGCCTGATTCTTATCCTTTGGTGGGGGCTGAGTCACTTCCATGAGGCGTATCAGGCGGAAAAAACTCGCGCTGATAATGCAGAACAGCAGGTAAACGCAGCGCAGGCGATCACATCCAACGTTCTGACCACCATGACCATCTTCAACACCATCGCCGAGGCCAATCAGCATGCAAAAGAGCAGATCGCACTGGACGCATCGGGAGCCTCGGCTGATATCCGGGTTGCTGTTGCGAATGATGATTGCACTAATCGCCCTGTGCCTGCTGGCGCAGTTAAGCGGCTGCAGCAATACGCGAACGGTTTACGTCAAAGTTCCGGTGGTACCGTTACCGGCCAGCCTGACGGCTGACGCCCCGCAACCGGAAATCCCCGACAACCTGACGTGGGGCCAGAGCCTGGATTTAAACGTCAGCCTGCTATCAGCGCTGGGGCAGTGCAACCGGGATAAGGCTGATATCAGACAGGCGGAAACAAAACGTCAGTAGGGCATTACAGAGCCACTTCAAGAGGTGGCTCGATAATGTCACAACGAGGTAAGCCATATGCGCACCACTGGAATCCTAATGGCGGAAATTACGCTTCGCCCATACATGAAGCCGCTGCTCATCCTTTCAGTGCTTTTGCGCTGGGGCTGGCTCACTAAGAAGTGTATCCGGATTGTCCCTGTAATTGGCAAGTAGGCGTGATTATAAAGTTCTGCAAATGGTGCATTAAAAGCGCCATTGACAGAGTTTTATATAAGTTTGTTGATGCATAAGTGTCGAAATTACCGAGAGAGTATCTTCGGTGCCTAGAGGATTGTTCTGCATGGCTGAAAATGACAATCGCAGACCATACCCTCCCGTCAACTTCACTGGTGAAAACTGGCTGCCGTATACCCGGCTGATCCCTGCTGCCGAAATCGGCGAATGGGTAAATCAGAACATCCTCACCGAAGACGGCCGAATCCATAACCCTGACCATGCACACTTGCTCGATGCTGATATGGCGTTTATGTGGGCCTCTGGCTCATTCGCCAAAAGCGGCCGCATTGTGCTGGGACAGTGTGAGCAGGTAATGATGCGCGCCGGTGGTTGGCAGAAGTCCCGCATGGAACAGCAGATGCATGAATGGTTCGGTCGTATACCAAAGTTCATCATCACCCTGGCTGCTGACTACTGCGAGCAATGCAACGATCTGGAGTTCTGCGCTCTGGTTGAGCATGAGCTTTACCACATCGCCCAGGCAACTGATGACTATGGCGCGCCGAAGTTCAACAAAGAGACCGGAATGCCGGTGCTCAAACTTCGCGGCCATGACGTCGAGGAGTTCGTCGGAGTTGTACGGCGTTACGGCGCCAGCAAAGACGTGCAGGAAATGGTGGATGCAGCGAACAGGCCGGCGGTGGTTGCTCATATCGATGTTGCCAGAGCGTGTGGGACGTGCATGCTGAAACTGGCATAGACTTTATTAGGATTGTCATGGAGGTAACCGATGGCAGCATTATCGACAGAGGTTAAAGCCTTCATCGTTCAGTCGCTGGCCTGTTTCGAAAGCCCGACAAAAGTCATTGAGCTTGTAAAGGCTGAATATGGCATCGATGTCTCACGGCAGCAGGTGTCGCAATATACCCCCGGCAACGCAATGGCGGCCAAGTTGAGCCAGAAGTGGATTGACCTGTTCAACGCCACTCGCAAACGATTCCAGAATGAGATCGCCGACATCCCGATCGCAAATAAAGCGTATCGGTTGCGCGTTCTCGACCGAATGGCAACCAATGCTGAAAAGATGAAGAACTACGGCATGACTTCGCAGCTTATCGAGCAGGCCGCCAAAGAAATGGGTGACGCCTACACCAATAAGCACAAGTTTGAACATTCCGGCCCAAATGGTGGCGCCATCCAGACGATCACCATGAGCAAAGAGGAATACAAGTCCGCACGGCAGGAGATGATGGAGGATGACGACTGCTGAGCAAAAGGCGTTTGCCAGAAAGGTGGAATGTGAGGAGGACGGGCTTTACTACGCTCGCTATTTCTTCAAGCAGCGCACCGGCGGCAAGATGATAGTTGCGCCTCACCACAAGGTGATTCAGAAAACACTGGACCGTGTCATTGACGGTGAAATTCAGCGCCTGATCATCAACGTCCCTCCTGGTTACACGAAAACGGAACTTGCAACCATCAATATGATGGGGCGCGGTCTGGCGCTGAATTGCCGGGCACGCTTCATGCATTTATCCTATTCGCATAACCTGGCGTTACTGAACTCCTCGACTGCCCGCGGCATGATTAAGTCGCAGGCTTACCAGTCCATGTGGCCAATGGTGTTGCGTGACGATGCCGACAGTAAGGCTATGTGGTGGACTGAACACGGCGGCGGCGTTTACGCATCTTCAGCGGCAGGGCAGGTTACCGGGTTCCGCGCAGGGCATATGGAACCAGGCTGGCAGGGCGCGCTGATTATCGATGACCCAGTTAAGCCGGATGACGCTTACTCTGAGATCGTCCGAGACGGAGTCAACAACCGTTTCAACGAGACAATCAAATCACGACTGGCGATCGAGACGACGCCGATGATTGTCATCATGCAACGAATCCACTACCACGATCTGAGCGGCTATCTGTTGCGTGGTGGGAGTGGTGAGAAATGGCATCACCTGAATCTGCCGGTGATTATCGACAATAGTCAGCCATACGCTGCGCAGTACCCAGAAAACACACACGCTATACCGATTGACCACGGTCTGCCTGATGGCTGGCTCTGGCCTTTCAAACATAACGAATCGCACCGCGTATCGCTGTTTTCTCACCGGCGCACTGCCGAAGCCCAGTATATGCAGAAGCCTCGACGGTTTAATGCTGAGGGCGCGCTGTGGACAGAGGTGATGATCAGCGCAGCACGTGATCTGCAAATTCATCACGACAAGGTACGCACTGTCGTTGCGATTGACCCGCAGGCAACCAACAGCGACGAAAGCGACGAGTCGGGAATCGTGGTTGCTAGTGCATACGGTGCGGGTGATAAGAAGCAGTACACCGTTGACGGCGATTACAGTGGAAAATTCTCCCCTGCAGGCTGGGCCAAAAAGGCAATGTGGGCATATGAGGAACACGGCGCTGATGCGATCGTTATCGAGACCAACCAGGGCGGCGATATGGCGGAAGAAACGCTCCGTAACGCCGGGTTTAAGGGGCGCATCATTCGCGTGCATGCCAGTAAAGGGAAATATGCCCGCGCGGAGCCGATATCAGCGCTCTACGAACAGGGGCGTGTGGCACACCAAGGCAACCTCTACACGCTGGAAAACCAGCTGATGGAGTACGTGCCAACTACTGCCAAAAAATCTCCTGACCGCCTCGACGCGATGGTATACGCACTTACTGAGCTTGGGGGTGCCCAGCCAATGGGAATGATGATTCCAAAGCGCCTTCAAGGGCGTTAAACTGAATATGTGGTGAATGCGCAGGCTGATGCGCGCGAAAGGGAGAAATCTCTGGGCTTACGGCAAGACAATTCGATTATTCGATGCGGCCCACGTTGGTAAGCCAAAGCCGGAGATCAGCACCGGCCACCACACCATAATTATCAGGTCGCTCAGGCGGCCTTTTTTATTTCCCCGCAATCACCAACGGACAAACCATGACTGACAAATTAACTCTCGCCGTCAACCATGCGTTGAACGATGCGCGGATGGCGCGTGCCCGTATGGGACTGATGGCACCGACGATGGGGCTGGACAATAAGCGCCATTCAGCATGGTGCGAGTATGGCTTCCCTGAGCAGGTCAGCTACGAAAACCTCTACTCGCTGTATCGGCGCGGTGGTATCGCTCACGGCGCTGTTGAGAAACTGGTGGGCAAGTGCTGGCAGACAAACCCGGAAATCATCGAGGGTGATGATGCGGATGAGAGCGAAGACGAAACCGCCTGGGAGCGCAAGTCAAAGCAGGTATTCACCAATCGGTTCTGGCGCTCCTTCGCAGAGGCAGATCGCCGTCGCCTTGTAGGTCGATACGCAGGCATCCTCCTTCATGTCCGCGACGAAAAGGACTGGAACCTTCCTGTAACCAAAGGACGAGGACTTCAGAAAATATCCGTGGCGTGGGCCGGATCGCTCACGGTGAGCGAGTGGGATACCGGCCTGAACTCGAAGACATACGGCCAGCCGAAGATGTGGCAGTACGCCGAACGGTTACCGAATGGTTCAAGCCGCCGCGTCAATATCCACCCTGATCGCGTTTTCATCCTGGGCGATTACTCAGACGATGCAATTGGGTTCCTTGAGCCAGCATATAACGCATTTGTGAGTCTGGAGAAAGTAGAGGGCGGATCGGGTGAGTCATTCCTGAAGAACGCTGCGCGGCAACTCAACGTCAATTTCGAAAAGGAAATCGACTTCAACAATCTTGCCTCGCTTTACGGCGTCACTGTCACTGAGTTGCAGGACAAGTTCAACGATGTCGCGGGTGAGATCAATCGTGGCAATGATGTGTTGATGACGACACAGGGCGCATCAGTTACCCCTCTGGTGACTTCGGTAGCAGACCCGACGGCAACATACAACGTAAACCTTCAGACCGCCGCTGCCGGGGTGGATATCCCCACGCGCATCTTAGTGGGCAACCAACAGGCCGAGCGTTCCAGCACTGAAGACCAGAAATATTTCAACTCGCGTTGCCAGTCACGCCGTGGAGATCTGTCATTCGAGATAGAGGACTTCTGCGACAAGCTTATTGACCTGCAAATCATCGACGCCGTCAGTCAGAAAGCGGTTATATGGGATGACCTGAACGAGCAGACCGGTACCGAGAAGCTCACCAACGCTAAAACTATGGGCGAGATAAACCAGGACATGATGGGAAGCGGTGAAGAACCGGCATTCAGTCGCGAAGAAATTCGTACCGCCGCTGGTTATGAAAACGATGGTGAAATACCGTTAGGAGAAGAGGATGGCAGCGAAGAAGACGAAGCCACCGATTCTACCGCGTAACTATCAGGACCCGACCGGAGCTGATGCGCTGGAACGCCGGGCGATGAAAGACTTCGCCAGGCGGATGAATAAGATTGGCAAAGCGTACAAAGCAGCACTCGACAAAATACCATTCTCTCTCGCAGTAAACGCCAGATACGAATACCAGCTAAACCCAACCCTACTATCCATCATCCTGAATGATGCCAGTTATCTGGTTGATCAGGTGCTTCTGGATGGTAACGAGTACGACCTGTGGTTTTATGAGTATGTCGATTTGGCGTCAGAGAAAGGCACAGGACAGTCATTCTACAACCTCAGCCAGCAGTCGCCGGTGTACGCCGCTGGACGTGAGTCCCTGGCCTCCATCCTTGCAAGCAACCCGTACCAGCAACGAATGACGCTGGTGCATGCGCGTGTGTTTGAGGAAATGAAAGGCCTGAGTGCAGAAGTAAAGCGCGACATGGCTCGCGTGCTGACTGATGGTGTAGGGCGAGGGCTTAACCCGCTGGATATTGCCAGGAACCTTACCGCACAGACTGGCATCGAAAAACGTCGGGCGAACCGGATAGCGCGCACTGAGGTTACCACTGCGCTGCGCCGGGCTCGATGGGATGAAGCTGAGTCTTCAATGGATGATCTCGGCTTAAACATCAGGCTTCTCCACCTTTCCGCATTAAGCCCAACAACGCGAATAAAGCATGCTCTGAGACACGCGCACACATACACAGTTCAGGAGGTCAGGGACTGGTATGCCGTTGATGCTAATGCAATAAACTGCAAATGCAGCCAAGTGGAAGTGCTTGTTGATGCAGATGGTAAGCCGCTTTATCCGAACGTCATCGAAATGGCTAAGAAGGAATTCGACAGTCATTGGAAGAAGATGAAGGTCAACCATTCCAGTTGCTGCGGTTATAAACACGCGGCATAGAGAGCTAACAGCTATGAAATTACAGGTAAACCACGAAGCAAAGCGTCCAATCCCGGCATCGCAAAATGGTGAGCACATTCAGGTCAATATCACCACTAAGGTGAATAGCCAGTCTATCCGACGCGAAACGTACAATGGGCGTGAGCACCTGGTGCTGCCGAGCTACACGCTTCCGGCGAACGTCGTTATGAATGGCGGGTTGTACACGGAAGATGAAATCAATGCCCACTATCAGGGGCTGGAGGGCACTCTGGCGCCGCTGGGGCACCCACAGGTTAACGGCCAGTTCGTATCCGCGTTTTCTCCTGAAGGGATTAATGCCGGCCATATCGGCGCGTGGAACCGCAATGTTAAGAAGTCCGGTAATCGCATCTATCTCGAAAAGTGGGTCGATGTGGCCCGCGCTGGCGAGTCGGAAGGCGGTAAAGAATTGCTTGAGCGTGTCGCGGCTATCGAGCGCGGTGAAGACGTACCACCCATTCATACCAGTGTGGCTGCTTTCCTCGATCAACTTGAACCAAATGAGCAGCAGCGCGCAACAGGTGCCGACTGGGTGGCGAAGATTCACAGCATGGACCATGACGCGATTCTCCTGCATGAGGTCGGAGCGGCCACCCCTGAGCAAGGTGTTGGCCTGATGGTTAATGCTGACATGGCGAAGCCGTTAAAGGCCAATTCTGGCGCGCTGATCGGAGAATCTTACCGGGAGCGCGAGCAGCGCCTCGATAGAGCTGCCAAAGCTAAGTTTGCGAGCGGCCAGGACGAATACGCCTGGGTGGCTGACTTCACTGACTCGCAAGCGGTAATCATCCGTAACGGCGGCAATGCTGAGGTGTTTGGCTACAAGTCAGAAGGCGGGATTATCACCTTCGACGATACCGGCACCGCAGTTGCACGACAGGAGTCGTGGGTGGCTGTAGTCACTAACAAACTTAAAGCTCTATTCACACCGCAGGAACAGCCTGCACCAAACCACAAAACGGAGGGCGACATGCCTTTAACCAAAGAAGAACTGGAACAAATCGGCAGCATGATCGGCCAGGCTGTTGCGACTAATACCGATGCGGCTATTAAGCCTCTTGTAGAAAAGGTTGATGCGCTGCAGGCCAATCAGCAGAAACTGGCAGAAACCCTGACCGCCAACTCCCGCGCTGAAGAAAAAAACAAGCGTGAAGCGGTTGCGAAAGTCCACGGCGATATCGTCGCCAATGCGCTGTCTGGTGAAGCGCTGGATGCAATGTTTAAAACTATCGGTGAAGCCGCTCCGTTGGGAACCAACAATGCTCAGCAGCCGAAAGAAACTGGCGCTCCTGCCGCATCTGAATACTTCAAATAAGGAGCCGGAATAATGGCACGTTATCGTCGCGTTAATATCGACGGTCTGTCTCTTTACAAGACCGAAACCCGCACCACGGCCGCCGATCTTCTTCCAGGCACCGCGGCTACCATCAACTCCTCTGATGAATTTGCTCAGGCAACTGCACTAACTGGCCGCCTGTACATTATCGATGTCGGCTACCACCAGGGACTGACCATCACCGAAGCAATTCCTGCCGGTGATTCTGCGGTCGGCAACTATGTCGAAGAGGGACGTGAACTGGCGTTACGCTGCCTGCCTGGAGCGTATAAGAAAGACAGCCCTATCAAACTTGGGACGGCTGGTCAGTTCACCCTTGCCACCTCCGACACCGATTCAGTGATCGGCTACAGCCAGGATGAATACACCATCGCGGCCAGCACTACCGATTTTATTCGCGTGCGCATGCGCGTTGGCACTGTCGCCGCAGCTGGCGCGTAACAAAAGGATAAACGCATATGTACTTTTCTAAAGAGACACTGGCGACTAATGCTCGCCTTGGCGCTCACTGGAATGAGTTGTGGGCTAACCGCAACATGTGGAACGCGCAACATGACGCTATGATTGCTGTCAACCGCGCGCACATGACGCCAGAAATGTTGGCATGTAACGCTGTTGGCGGTTTCGCTCGTGATTTCTGGGCTGAGATTGATAACCAGATCCTGCAACTACGCGATCAGGAAGATGGCATGGAAATCATCAATGACCTGATGGGCGTCCAGACAGTGCTTCCAGTTGGAAAGACGGCGAAGTTATATAACGTTGTCGGCGATATTGCTGATGATGTTTCTGTGAGCATTGACGGTCAGGCTCCGTTCTCCTTTGACCACACCGACTATGCTAGTGATGGCGACCCTATTCCGGTATTTACCGCCGGCTATGGGGTTAACTGGCGTCACGCAGCAGGTCTTAATTCGGTTGGTGTAGATCTGGTGCTCGACTCGCAAATGGCGAAACTCAAAAAAGTAAACAAGCGCCGTGTTGCTTATTACCTTTCAGGTGATGCCAATATTCAGGTGCAGGGTTATCCTGCCCAGGGTATGAAAAACCACCGCAACACCAAGAAAATTAACCTTGGCTCTGGCGCAGGTGGCGTAAACATCGATCTGACTACCGCCACTACAGAGCAGATCATTGAGTTCTTCGGAAAGGGCGCTTTCGGAACAACGGCACGTGCCAACAAGGTTTCTTCCTATGACGTAATGTGGGTATCTGATGAGATCTGGGCTAACCTGGCAAAACCGTACGTAGTGAACGGTGTGATTAGTGGCAATGTTCTGCAGGAGGTTCTGCCGTTCGCGCCAGTTAAAGAAATCCGCCCAACGTTCGCTCTGTCCGGTAATGAGTTCATTGCTTACGTCCGCCGTCGCGATGTTATTTCTCCGCTTGTTGGTATGGCTCAGGGCGTTATTGCACTACCTCGCCCTCTCCCAAACATTAACTACAACTTCCAGATCATGTCTGCTGAAGGTCTGCAAATCACTGCAGACGATCAGGGCCTGTCTGGCGTTGTCTACGGCGCGAACCTGGCGTAAGGAAACAGCATGGCTAAATACGAAGTGGTGCGCCCGTGGAATGGAGTAGCGCTGGGGCAGGTTGTTGAACTTGAAAATCTTCATCCGGCCCTGAAGTCAAACGTTCGTCTCATGCGCGGCGAAGCAGGTGGGGAACTCTCTCCGGCAACACCAGAAGCAGGCACTGATACAAAATCTCGAAAAGAGATTATTCAGGCCCGCCTGACGGAATTAGGCATCGAGTTTAAAGGAAACATAGGGGCTGAAAAGCTTGGTGAGCTGTTGCCGGATGGCGAACTTGAAAAGCTATTCCCTGCTGAATAACAGCCGCCGCTAAGGCGGTTTTTTTATGCCCTGTGAAAACAGGGCTTCATTCTCACGGAGCCGATAATGGTAACTCTCGACCAAGCGAAGGAGTATCTGGAAGGTCAGGGGATTACCATGCCTGACTTTGTACTCCAGGCGTTCGTTGATGAGGCGAACAGCATTCAGGACTGCCTTGATGCACATTACCCGGCATCGACAGCCTTGCTTATTCAGCTCTACCTCCTAGCGCTGATGGGGCTCGGGAGTGGGGATAAATACATTTCCAGCCAGACGGCGCCAAGCGGAGCATCCCGCTCATTCCGTTACCAGTCATTCTCAGACAGATGGAAGTCATCCGTAAACCTGCTGCGCAGTCTGGATAAATCCGGGTGCGCCAGCGCTCTGATTCCTGCAGACCCTACCGCCTCGCCGGCATTCGCTGGTATCTGGATAGGTAAAGGCGGATGTATGTGCGGGGATAAGTAATGGCGTGGGTTTCAGTTCAGCAACGGCTGCCGCGGACGTTTACCCGGGTGTGGGTGATCACCGATACCGGCGAGCAAACTACGGCGTACGTGAAAAGCGACGGTGAGTGGTTCATTAACTGCGACCGCATACGCGCCACAGGCGCCGCCGTGCTGCGATGGAGGGATGACTGATGTCTTCGGTAGCTAATTGGTCATACACCGCGACGGCGACAATCTGGCGGCGTATACGCGATGCTGACGGTAGTGATACCGACGGCGGAGGTCAGCCTTACGGGTGGGAAGCGCCGAACGCTATTCTCTGCGACTACCAGGGTGGTCTCTCTGCAAAAATCGGTGACCTTGGCCGGGAGATTGTGGTTAAAAACACGATATGGACCGAGTACGCAACGGCGCGGGAGGGAGATTACATCCTGATTGGCGCGTCGACCGATGCGGCTCCGCCGGATGAGGCCGATGAGATTCGGCAGATCGTCCAGTTCGCAGATACGTTCGAGCGACTGGCGGACGATTTCGCACTGATTACGGGAGTCTGATTATGGGCGCTAAAGTTCGCGGCATCCGCCAGGCCAAGGCCAACCTCGATCGCATCATTAAAGACGTTCAGGGACGTAAAGTCGTGCGAGCAATCCAGTCTGCGATGCTTATCGGCAGCGCGCAGGCCGCGCTTTACACCCCGATCGATACGTCGACGCTCATCAACAGCCAGTTCCGCGAAATCATGGCTAACGGCACCAGGGTAACCGGGCGCGTTGGTTACTCCGCCAACTATGCGGTTTATGTTCACGATCCGGCAGTGAAACAGAACTTCACGCGAGCAACTGCCCGCAAGGAGTTCTTAACGAAAGGCTTCGAGGATACCCGCAACCAGATTGACGCGGTGGTGAAGAAGGAGCTTTCGCTATGACGCCCCCCATGTACATGCGCCTCAAAGACCTGTTTGTGGATGAGGGGCTTACCGCGGGGTTTAAGGTCCAGTGGCGGCAATGGCGCGACACCGGGAAAGATACCGATCAGTTCATCGTGTTCCGGTCTTCCGGCGGTACCGATATCACCTTTGACCTCGGCGGCGACTGGTATGTGATGGTTGATGTGATCTCCTCGAAGGCGAATCCCGATGCTGCGGACGCCGCGGTAAACGCCATTGTCGAGTATATCAGCGCGCAATCCGGCGCCGATGATTGCGTAGGCGCGCTACGGCTTGTCGGCAATGTCCCGGCGCCGATCCCCACCGAAGAGGGCCGGTTAGTAACCCGGCTGCTCGTATCCTGCACATACGGCGAATAATCGTCAGAATCACCCATCAGGCTGCCATATGGCGGCCTTTTTTAATTGAGAGGCATACATGCAAGGCTGCGCTAATGACACCGGCAAGCTGATTGGTAAGGTGGCCGTGCTCCGCATGGCTTTTGGCTGTGCTGATACGGTTCCTGCGCTTTCCGAATGGAAGCGACTCGGCGCCATGACCACCAAGGGCTTTGACTACTCCATGAATACCGTCACCTCTGAGGCTGACGATACGAAGGGGCTGGTTGAGAACCTGGTCAACAACATGGACTTCACCATCTCCGGAGAAGGTGAGTTCCGCAAGAAAGACAAGACGACGGAAGTCGGAGCTATTGCCATCTCGAAATATATTTTCGATGAAGTGCAGGCCGGCCGTCAGCCGACTGTCTGGGTCCGCTTCGACTTCACTGGTGAAGACGCTGGCACTTATATCATGGGCTACTTTAACACCACCTCCTGGTCTGGTGATTTTGGCACCACGGATATTTCCACCTTCTCTGGTGAGTGGAAAGTTGCTGATGCAGACACCGTAGTATTTGAGGTCGCTCCACCGGCGCTGGCGTTTACCACCAACCTGCCGACGACCAAGAGCGTGGCGGCAGGGGCGGCTCTGAATATGTCGGTAGTGGTTGAGGGTGGCACTTCGCCTTATACCTACGTCTGGAAGAAAGACGGCACGGTTGTAAGCGGGCAAACAACGGCGACCTTCAACAAGGCCAGCGCTGTTTCCGGTGATGCCGGGGCCTATACCTGTGAAGTTACCGATTCTTCCGCGACACCATTCACGATCACTTCTGCATCCTGCGCGGTCACTATCAGTTAACCATCAGGCCATTTCGTGAATAGTACAAAGGGCGTTCTGCGCCCTTGATACTGTTTATGGAGCGACTATGACCCCGATTAAAGAATTAGGCGAATGCGTTATCGGTACCGGTGACCGGGAACTCTTTTTCCGGCCGTCGTTTCGCAACATGGCGCGAATCGGTGAGCCCGAGGAGATTGTTCAGGCATTCTATGACCTGTGCAATGACGAGGCTACGCCATTCGCGCAGCGCGCAGCCGAGGCCTATATCCGCGATGAGTACAGCCACCTTCCTGATTGCGTCATGCGGTTTATGCAAAGCGGGCTCCTGTCACGCAAAGCGATCATGGCCGCGCATACGGTACTGACAGCATGTTGTGACGATGATATCGGCGATCTGGTTGGTTGGATGAAGCCGGGGAAATCACGTAAGCGTGGCTTTGTATGGCGCCCGGGCAGCATGCCGCCGGAAAGTATGGTCATCGTCGCGCAAAACCTGATGATGCACGGCATCATCGGCAAAGCGAAGGTGCGCAAGCTGCAGCGTTACGAAACGAATGAGACAACCGCAGAATTCCGCGCAGCCGACTACATCATGGCGGCCCGTAACCATTTCGGCATAAGCCGGGAAGAGGCTGAGAACCTCACGATGACAGAGTTCGCCATGATGATTAACGCCAAATACCCCAATCAGAACGGCTTCACGCGCGAAGAGTACGACACGGTCATGGACGAAGATGATCGCCGCTGGCAGGCGATGATGGAGCAGGAGCGATCCATGACAAGCCGCACGAAGAAATAACCACAGCACTAACCGAATATCAGCCTCGCATTCGCGGGGCTTTTTTATATCCGTTTGTTCGTGAACGGCTAACGCCGACTCACTTCTGACGCGCCTCGCACGCGCATTTAACACAGAACCTTTCAGGATGACCCTTGAGGATGCCGGCTGGCTGTCGGTGCCCTTCTGTGGGCCGGTTTCCTGTGCGACAAGGTTCATCACTCAAAGGTAAACCGATATGAAATATCCAACTGTATCAGTGAACGGCGTCTCCGTTCGTGTCGACGATGAGGGGCGCTATAGCCTTAATGACCTCCATGCAGCAGCCGTGGCAAATGGGGAGGCTACAGAGTCCCAGCGCCCAAGCGTATTTCTCAGAAGCGCCCAAATAAAACGCTTCATTAAGGCGCTTCAATCCAAAGCACTAAAAAGTGCTTCGGAACAAAATCAACCGCTTAAGGTGATAAAAGGCGGCTCTGAATCCGGCGCGTGGGGCGTCGAACTACTTGCTATTCGCTACGCTGCCTGGATTAAGCCGGAGTTCGAAATTGAAGTGTATGAGGTATTTCGAACCGTTGTCCGTTTGGGGATCGGCGCCATGGCCAGGCTGAACAAAATCGACCATATCATCAACACTGAAACCAAAGCGATTAGCCAGTGTGCTAGCCAGATGGCAAAATGGGGAGTCGGCGGACGTAAGCGATTACTCCATGCCGCGCGTGATCGTGCTGCCGATGAAGTTCAGCTGTACTTGCCCGGCATTGCTTAGTGCTTTTTAAGCCAAGATGGAGCACTTTTGTCGTTCTCTCCTATCCCTGCTAATCTGTTCAAAACTAACCAGTGGGGATAGGGATATGAGCCTTGATGGATTCTCTCGAGATAAAGTCGAATGGTTCAGGTCGTGGGTGCTAAAAAAGAACTTTTTAGAAGTGGTAGATCTTCATTTTCAACTATCTGAGGCTGTAAAAAAGCACTACCGACTGCGCGCAGATCAGAAACATTTGTCTATTGCAATTAGCGCTTGTGAATACATGATTTGCATTTCTGATATTGCCATGGATGCGTTGATAGCCAAGGCGCTTTATCAAATTTATGAATATGAGCAAGTGGTAGGCGATTATCCATACCCTAAAACCTTTTACCGGCCTAGTCACCATGGTTACTATCAACTCGGCGTCTTGCTTCGAAAGTGTAAGAATATTAAGCGTGAAGAACAATTGAACCGAAAGATGCATGAGGAAGGTTGGGGAGGCGGGGAAATTGAACTATCCCAACTGACAGGAAGTAAGTTTATGGGTTTTAAAATAGGGTAATTACATGAAAAAATTAGCTTTAGTGTTAATGTTAACGGTTTCTTTTGGCGCTGCCTCAGCCACTACAATTTCCATCCCGACCGATTCGAAAGCCAAATACACCATCATAGATAAAAGCTTAAATGGCTCCATGGCGACCATCACGACCATGAGAGAGGGGCCGTCAGGGACATCTTACTCACAGCGCCTGTATGACTGCACATCGTGGACAGTTAAGTATCTTGGTGATGGTGATACGCTGGAACAGATGAAAGCATCCAAGCCTGACGAAGGCATGTCACCAATAGTTGATAATTCAATTGCGTATTATATAGGCCAACGGGCCTGTAAATAACCAAACCCGCTCCGGCGGGTTTTTTTATGCCCGGAGTATGCGATGGCAGAAAAAGCAGGTGAAATTTATTATGACATTGAGGCTAACGTATCCGGCCTGATCCAAGCGCAGCAGCAGGTTAATAAGCGTCTTGACCAAATGGACGCCAAGTTTGAGCAATCGTCACGATCTGCCGGGCGGTTTGAAGGTGCTTTAAATAAAGTTGGCGTTGCCATTGCAGCTGCTTTCACCATTGATGCAGCGAAGAAGCTTATCGCCATCGGCGACGAGATGGTTACGCTCCAGGCGAGGATAGCCAGACTAAGCCCCAGCATTGACGTGGCCAAAGAAACACTTGCCTCACTGTCTGCAATCGCGGCTCAAACAGGTAATAGCCTGTCAGAAACTGAGAGGTTATGGGAATCACTAACGACAGCGTTAAAGGAAACTGGCGCCACTAACTCGCAAATTCTCGGGTTGACATCGACACTGCAAAAAATTGGCACGATCGGTGGGTCCTCTACTGAGGAAATGGCAAACGCATTGCGGCAGTTCGGCCAGTCTATTTCTGGCGGTATCGTCCGTGCTGAAGAGTTCAACTCTATTCTTGAGCAGATGCCTGAACTTGCGCGCCAGATTGCAGCGGGGTTGGGGATATCAATCGGCGATCTTCGCAAGAGAATGCTGGAAGGAAAACTGACGGCTCAGGATGCCCTGAACGCCATTCAACGTCAGTCGCAGTCGGTCAATGAAGAGTTCGATAAAATGCCGGTCAGCATTGATCGAGCCAAGAACAGCCTCGATGTGGCCTTCAAAAATGCCATTAACGACCTGAACCAGGCAATAGGCCTGACTACGACCCTTGCAGGATTGATGCAGAGTGTCGCGGATAACCTCAATTACTACAACAACAATGTCGGCGATTCTTCAAGAATGCCGAAGCTGATCAAGCTCCAGCAGGATCTGAACAATGAGCTGAAAGACGGCCAGAGATGGTATGAAACTGACTCAGTTTTTCAGGCCAGAAGGGCGCAGGCAGCAGTGCAGCTGAAGCAGATCGAGGGGGAAATAGCCCACATTCGAGCAAAGGCTCAGAAGGACGCCGGAAGCAACCAGTTTAAAGCGCCTCCGACCAAAGGCGATGACGCCGCAACCAAGAAGCTGGTTCAAAACTCTGAGCGCCGGCTTGCATTGGCCAAACTTGAAGGCGAGGCGCGAGCCAGGCTTCAGGCCCAATATGATGCAGCTGATGCTGGGGTGACCGATCCTAAGCGAATAAAAGCGCTGCAGGACGAATATGCAGAAACCTATCGGGTTACGGAGGCGAGGAAGGAAAGCGACAAAGCCGGGAAACAGTCGGCGTCTACCGCAGATTCTATTGCCCAAAAACTCGAAAACCTTCGCCAGCAGTCTGAGCTTGCAGCGGACTCAACTCAGGAATTGAGCCGTGAGCAGGCGATATTGCGTGCGCAGCAGTCTCTTGGTAAATCAGCTACTCAGGCTCAAATCCAGGAAGCAGGCAAATACGCAGCAGCCGCATGGGATGCAGCCGCAGCGGCGAAGGGGGTAACAGAGGCGCTTAATGCCATTCCGGAACAGGCTGAGAATAAATCCTACGCTGAATCCATGCAGAACCTGAAAGCGGCGCTGAACGCCGGGAAGATAGATCTGCAGGAATACAACGCAGCCACTGAGCAGATGGAGCAGCAGCATCAGGCCAACCTTGCCAAAATACGCGCGCAGCAGGTGGTTAACCCAACCCAGCAGGCACTTGGCGAAGTTGACCCGGTGCAGCAACTGGCTAACCAGCACGCGCAGGAGCTGGCGCTGATTCAGCAGTTTGAGCAGCAAGGGGTTCTCGCTCATGAGAATGCCTTGGCGCTGAAAAATGCCGCTGACCGGCAATATGAGCAGCAGCGGATCGCAGCTCAATGGGAAATCCTCAGCCAGCAGAGCCTCGGCTATAACATGCTGACGAGTGCGGTGGATGCGTTTAGCGGGAATGCCTCCAATGCGATCACCGGTCTGCTAACCGGCACAATGTCAGCGCAGGAGGCAATGCGGTCGCTCGGCAACACCATCCTGAACAGCGTGATCAACAGCATTGTCCAGGTTGGCGTCGAAGCGCTGAAAAACTACATTCTCGGTCAGACGCTCGGTGCCGCATCGGTGGCGACATCAGTCGGACTGGCGGCAACTACCGCTTCAGCCTGGGCTCCGGCGGCCGCTATGGCATCGCTCGCCTCGTTCGGTGCTAACGCTGGCCCGGCTGCAGCTGGTATCAGTTCGACGGTGGGACTGGCTAACGGGCTTGCGCTTGCCGGCGCACGCTACAACGGCGGTCCGGTATCAGCCGGCGGCCTGTATCAGGTAGGCGAGAAAGGTAAGCCAGAGATTTACCAGGCCAGCACCGGCAAGCAGTACATGATCCCCGGCGATAACGGGAAGGTCATCAGCAATAAGGATATGCAGTCAGGAGGAGGGATTAGCGTGCAGGTGAACGTCATCAACCAGTCTACCGGTGCCACCTTACAGAGTGCCAACGGCTACATGCAGGACGGTAGTGCAGTTGTGGACTTGCTGATCACCGACATGGAAAGAGGCGGCCCGGTATCCTCTCAGATGCAGCAGACATTTGGACTAAGCCGCAAAGCGCAAGCCACTTACTAAACCAAGCCCGCTCCGGCGGGTTTTTTAATGGGTGAACATAATGAAAGTAGCAATCGAAGTTAATGGCGAGGTTATCTGGTACCGCGACAGCGATAAACAGGAGGGGATGGCGTCGGTAGGTTATTTAAGGGACGGCACACAGCAGAAGATCATTGCCGCCCTTGAAGAATCCCTATTTCAGGCAAAAGGTCAGCTAAATTTACCGGATGATATTGATTGAGTACTGGATATTAGCTCGATGGCCGGGAGGAAGGGCCAGCACGACATTCCAGTAGCCAGAGTGAGGAACAGCTATATTAGCGGGAAATCTAGTGTAAAACCCTCCGTAATATGTGCATTGCCGCCCCGAACGATACTTAGAGTAATTGGTATCATCCAGAACCAGTACGTTAATTTGATGAGAGCAATGAATGCTGATGACATCGCCATGATCAGCATGTTCTCTGCTGTGAATGTAAGACATATGACCTCTCTTGCTGTGTGTGAAAAATACACAGTATCAGCGAGACACATTTAGTAACATCCTGATAAAAGATCAGTGCCGCAGCCGCGGCATTTTTTATGCCCGGAGGAAACGTGGCAACAGTTCAATACCCTCCGTTCCTGCCACTGCCCCAGCGTGCCGATCAGAACATGACGCAGGATACAGCCTGGCAGACGACGCAGACGGCAGTCGGTCCATTGATAATCACGCCGATCACTACGGACCTTAAAGCGACATGGACGCTGCAGTGGATATTCACGCTTGCCCAGGCCGAGCGGTTTAAGTCGTGGCTTCGCTCGCCAACATATTGCGACCGCGGGCGCAACTGGTTCCAGATGCCGATCGACCTGGGTGATACGCAGGGCGTGCAGCAGCAGACGCTGCATTTCGTCGACATGCCGGTGCAGACCAGCAAAAACGGCAACATTGTCACCTGGACCGCAACGGTTATCAGCAATGGTATCGAGGACATTACTGAAGATTACGACGACTGGATTGTTGAGGCCCAGCCTGGCTACGGATACTGGCTGGATTACCTGATCACCGAAGTTATGCCGAGGGCTGACTAATGCCGACATTGAGAGAGTGGAAGGAGCGGCGGCCGGCAAGCGACATCAAACAGACGGTGGAGTTTTATCACCCTGCGTTTGGTTATTACCGGGTGGTCAATAACCTGTTTCGCCCGGCGACGTTTGGCGGAAACTCGTTCGAGCCTGCGCGGTTCAGCGTGACCGAGCCGGCGCAGGACGGAACGGCAGTCATATCCATGACGATCACTTTTGTCGCCGCGACGGAACATGTCCGGCAGACACTGAAAAGCTGGCGCGGGGCGGCGCGCATGACGCCGATAAAGTGCCTGTATCAGCAGTGGAATGCGATTGGTGACACGGCGTCACTGAAAGACTGGACGCTGTATGTGAGTGATATCTCTGCTGACGCAAACAATGTGACGGTTGACGCCGGGTTCACCAACCCTTTGACGCTCGCCAACCCGATTATTTACACAACAGAACTTTATCCCGGACTGAAAACTTCATGACGCAAGACGAATTTATCCGGCTTGTTACCGGCAAGCCGTGGGCTAACCGCTCCTGCAGTTTTGGATCGATGGATTGTTGGGCGCTGGTTGTTCTGTATTACCGGCATGTGCTGGGACTTGAGTTACACCATATTCCAGCGTATGAAGCCGGGGCTGACTTCATTACTTGCCATGAGCAGGAGGTGGAGCACTGGCGAACGATACCAGCAGCGGTGTCGGGTTGCATTGCGGTTTTCTATCGTGGTGAAGTCCCGGCGCATATTGGCGTAATGACAAGCCCCGTTAAGTGCCTGCATTCCCGTGGGGAGTTTGGTTTCGTGCGCAGCGACAACCCGCTGGCGCTTCTTAAAGTATACAGCCGCGTGGAGTATATGGTGCATGGTTCGATATGAATTACAGCGCCTTCCTGGCGCGCCAAAGCAGCGTGGAGTTGCGGAGGAAGGAACGCCGCTAGCTGAGTTACTTGATTCTCTGAATTTGCACAATGATGTGGTAGTTAAGCTTAACGGCAGAGAACTTGATGACGACTTCGAGATAACTTATCCGCTGTGCAGAAATGATGTAGTCCTTATATTCGATCAGCCAGAGGGTGGGGTAGGGAAACTGATCAACACCATATTACGACCGGTCACAAAAATTCTCTCTGGCGCAATGAAATTGCTCGGTCTTGCACCAAAATCCGGAGGCGTTTCTGTTGCAACTGGTGAGTCGCCTAACAATGATGTCACCCAGCAGACTAACCGGGCCCGTCTATATAAAGGGAGACCGAATATTTATGGTCAAGTACGAGCCTATCCAGACCTCATACAGGAATCGATGTTTGAATACATCAGTAATAATAAAATGGTTACAGAGTGGATGGAGATAGGCTATGGACACTACAATATTTCATCAGTACGTTATTCCGAATCTTCTCTGGTAGCTATGGCCGGCGCCAGCTATGAAGTTTATCATCCAGGCACGGTAATCCCAGAGATTATTCAGGGATATGCCTTTGACGATGTTGATGGGCAGGAGCTTCCTGGCACCAACGAGCAGACATCAAATATCGTTAATCAAGCCACGACGAATAATTTGCTGGCTGGTAGTTTCGCTGGAGGCCAGTTTTATGCAAAAATTGAAAAACAAAATGAGTTTGATGTTTTCTATGACTCTCCAAAACCATTTTCGGTCACTATCACTGTAAATGTGTCATATAATACAGCCAGTGGGCTGGTAACAAAAAACATCAATGTATCTGCTAGTTTGTTTAACTCTGCGCTATCAGATGATGGGACACTTATCGATCCGCAACAATTCTATGAGTTTTGGTTTAACTATTTGTCTGGTCCAGACTTTGAGGGATTGCCAGCAGACGCCACGGTAAACAGCACTCTTTTCACGCTGACTCAGTATTCGACTATTGCGGTTGGGCCATTTTTTGCGGCGCTCCCTGGTGATCAGCTTTGGGTGCACCTCTACGCGAATGAAGCTGGCGGATATGACGGGCCTGCCCGTATCACATGGTGGCAGGTCGACACCGATAACAACCAGATACCCGGTACCGAAGAGAGCATTGATGTAAACGTGCACAACGATGGAGGCAATCAGGATTACATTTACCGGACATACAAAATAACACCTGTGGCGGGTTTTGGACGTTATGCCTTTAGAGCTGAGCGAACCAATAACTCGGCCAGCAACTCAGTACTGTATTTGTCCGGCGCGCATGCTGTAACCATCCGTAAAAACGTAGTATATACCGATGACACAATTGTCAGGGTCACTGTCAGACAGACGGAAACACAGACTGTAGCGTCAGATCGTAAATATAACTGTCTGGTGCAGAGGAAGGTCATATCATGGACGTCAAGCGGCATTGACTTTGCATTGCGGCCCAGCAGGTCATTTGCTGACGCCGTACTACATGAGTGGGTGATCATTGGCAAACAGGATCCATCCAGGCTTGATTTACCTTCGCTTTACGCCATTAAAGACTCGCTGCCAGATGCTCAGCTTGGTTATTTTGACTGGACATTTTCCGATGAAAATCAGCCGCTAGGTGAGCGAATACAGACTATCTGTAACGTAGCTCGCGTTAGTTTTAACTGGATCGGTGATGTTCTTACATTCTGGCGTGATGAAAGGGTTTCTAACCCAGATGCGGTTTTCGCCCGTTCGAATATGTTCTGGGAAGATTACAAGTTGTCATGGAAAATGTCTTTACCTGGTGGGTATGACGGCGTGACGCTCGACTACGTCGACCCTTCAACTAACAAAAAGACCTACATATACCTAAACGTGGGCACCTCCGGAATAAGTGAAGTTTCCGACGCTACTGTTAACGCGATGCAGATCAGCCTGGACGGCTGCCGCAACGCCAATCAGGCAACCGATCGGGCCTGGCTTGAGGCGAGGAAAATCCTCTACTCACGCCTGACCATGACAGTGAAAGTGCTGGAGTCGACGCAGGTGGTGCGCGGTACGGTGGTTCAGTGTCCGGACATGTACGACAACGCGCAGCAGACTGGATACATCACCGGACGCTCCGGGGATGTGTTCTCGACGTCAGAGCGTATCGACTTTTCACTCGGCGATATGTGGGTAGTGATGACCGACAGCCTCGGCAATTACCGCGGGCGCTGGCGAGCTTATCCGGTAAGCGGCAAGCCAAAAGCATTTCAGGCTGCAGCCGACACATTCGATCTGAATATTTATGACCGCAGCACGGTACAAAACCCAAGCCGGTATTTCATCGCTACCGACTCGGAACTGAACTCCACAATCTGGCGCGTCGATAGCGCCAAGCCAAATGGTGACGATACTCAAACTCTTTCCCTTACAGAGTATTCGGACTCGATTTATCCGTAACACACAGCAGTAATTACCAACCTTCGCGCACACCATCAGGTTAATTTCTGAGGGCTTCGTGCGCCTTTTATAGGGCGACATGCACAATGGCAGAAGTACCGTTACCAACTCCAACCGACAACCCGGTGCCCAGCACTGATATCCGGGACGCAGTTTATGCTGGCGCCATGCTGGATAAGGTTGTCACCGGTCCCGACCTGACCTACACCGATCGCCTCGGCGGTGAGCACTACACCGTAGATGGAATGAAGGTGGAAGGGGATAAAGTTGTCGAAGAGACGCGGCAGAACCTGATCCCTCTCAGCCGGCAGTACATGACCCTGGCAGCGGCGCAGGCGGATATCGCGAATATCCCCGAGGGGAGCACTACTTATTATCGCAGCCCGGATGACAGCGCCCTCGCGATCGAGGTCATGAACGTTGGCGGAACGTTGCAGCCAACCGGACGAAAAATGCCATCCGCAATGCCAATGGGTTACCAGTCTGCTACAGCTGTGAGTAGCGGTGCGGCTAATACCATTGCTATCACTATCCCCGGATTATTAGTGGATGGCAGTTTGATTTATTTCCTGTCTCCTATTTTGAATACGGCGGCTGTTAGCGTTACCGTGACAGATGCCAGGGGGAACTCGGTTACTCGGGCAATACAGAAACAAAATAATGCAGCTTTAGTTGGGAATGAGTTGCTTCTCAATCAGCCCGCACTGATGGAATTCCGCACTGGGACTGCTAACAATTTTGTCCTTGTGGCATCCGGCCCAGTAGCTGCTGAACTTGCGTCAAGAATTTCCACGCTTGAATTAAATAGCGTAGCGTTATTGTCTGGCGTTGCTAGTACTGGAGATGCCTATTCCGGTACCGCATCTGCAATTCCTGGAATTGTTGCGTCTGATCGTGTCTTTCTTTTTACGCCAAGCGCCACTAATACAACCCGCACGCCAACTCTTTCCGTTAATGGTGGCACGGCAAGGCAGATTAAGCAAAATAACGGGACCAGCGTCGCTGCGGGCGATTTGATAGCCGGATATACGTATCTCGTTAAATTCAATTTTGCATCAGCAGATTTTCGGATGCTGACCTACCCGGCTGACAGAAGCCGTGTACTTAATGGTTATTCAAAGGCAACTGTTACCAGCGATGCTACCAGTCCTAACTCAGTAGCATTAACAATTCCCGGGTTACTTGGAGATGGAACTCAGCTTACTTTTGAGCCGGTTGCTGCAAATACAGGTGCTATGACTCTTGTCATCACCGACATGTACGGTAACACAGTCACGCGTAACTTATTCAAAGGGGCGAACACAGCGCTTACTGGCGGCGAACTGCAGGCAGCGAAACCTGTTACGGTTCAGTATCGTGGTTCTCCCGTTAACAATTTCAAACTTTTGCTCTCAGGCGATCCGACCACAGACATTCTGAACCTGAAAAGTGATGTCACCACCCTGCAAAGCGCCATTACCGATCCCTACGATAAGCTCCGTATAAAACTCATTGGTGATGGTACAGCGGCTTATACTTCGCCATTCGGTAAAATTTCGTTTAGCAATGGTGTAAGAACTGTCACAAAAAAACGACTTATCTTCACATCAACGGGTTCGTCGGTAGGATTAGGCGCGGGGTCAACAGATGGCGGGGGTCCGGGGGCGCCTTTTGCACCGAATACGCTATTTATTGAGGCGATGAAAAAATACTTATCGCCGTATGGGGAATTTGAGTTTATCGACGACAATCAGTGCATAATTGGTCAGGCATTACAGCAGTTTCCCGCACAGCTACAAAACTCCCCCTATTTTACCAGTGCCAACTCTGACGACTGGCCTGATTTCGTTCTGATTGTAGGGGGTATGAATGATGCCCCGCCAGGAAACTTTAACAGGGGAAGAACCTTTCCGAAACAGCAGGGAGAGCTTGAGAACATAATTGATATGTGCACGGCAAAAGGCGCAATCGTGATTGTTTGTACAACTCCCCATAATAATGTGGAAAGCACTAATGTTAATAACATCACGCTTGGCGATCTGAATGTTGTCTGGCCTGTGAGGACTTTCAATGTTACGGGCAACTTCACATTTGATTCTTCCAGCAATACTATCCATAGCACCGCGTTCTCATACGATACAGGAAATGCAGCGACCAGCTGGGGCGGTCAGGTTCTGCGAATTGGCCATAAATTGAGGGTGGGCGGCAGCAATGCAGGCGACTACACAATTACCGGCATTTCTGCGGATCGTAACACTATTACTGTGGCAGAAAATATTCCGGTCTCTGGCCTGATTTATACCACTATTCAGCAAATTAATCTGGACAGCATTATTGAGGAAGTACTCGATCCTCCACCGTCACGGTCATTTGTGGAGTCCGACTGGTCAGGGAGTGGTATTGAAGTTGTTGGTGATGTGCGGTTTGGCCTCTATAACAGCATGGCGCGAGCCACAGCACGGAAGAAATCCGCATTTGTACTGGAAGCTGAAATCCCCTGGTTCAAACAGGGAGTGGAGGTACACGGATGGTCAGCCCTTTTCAACTCACCTAATTTCAACCACCCGAATGACCTCGGCTATACCGTCAGTTACAAGGCTGGCGCAGATGCAGCGGCATTCAGTCTGTGCAAGCTTATTTATGGCGAAAAATACTACTTACCTGCGTAAGGAATCATTATGTCATTTAAATTATCAGCAGTAAAAACTGTACAGATTTATTATCTCGGAGGATTTCTGTGTGAAAAGGATATCAATATTGACCTCATTTACTCAGTAGAAAGCGTCAGGCAGGATGATGCAGGTCAAGTTAAAGCCTCAGTATCTGTTCGATATAATGATGCGGCGAAAGTTAACGCAGGAGAGTATGCGGTAACTCTGGACGCTTCATCATCAAAGCCGTGGACAGAACAGGCTGAGCAGCAACTTATGCAAGCTGAAGAGTTTGCTGGGGCTGTTGTCCTCTAA